AGGGGTAAAGAGCGGGAAGCAATTGGCACCACGACACGCATTAAGTTCGTTGACAAGAAGGGCGCACTGGACTCGATCGCCAGAATCCTGGGATACTTCCAGCAGGACAAGATCGATACAGACGGTGTTGCCAAGCTGATGGACATGATAGGCGCGGCACGAGGAGGCTCCACCATTGGCAGACTCAACAACACAATTGACCACAGTAGCGGATCACTTCTCGGACCAGCTGTGGCGTCTGAACAACCTCTATTACATTCAGGACAAGGAGGGGAACGAGGTCCTCTTTCGGCCCAACTGGGCGCAGATGGAACTCCTGGAAAACTTCTGGTACATGAACGTGATCCTGAAAGCTCGCCAGCTGGGGATGACGACGTTCATAGACATTCTCCTCCTGGATAATGCGGCGTTCTATGCAAATACGCGCTGCGGAATAATCGCTCATACGCGAGACGATGCCAAGGTAATCTTCGAGACCAAGGTAAAGTACCCGTACAACCACCTGCCTGATCAGATCCGGGCGTTCCTGCATCCCAGGCAGGACACAACCAACGAATACCTTTTTGCAAATGACTCCAGTATCCGCGTCGGCACGTCGATGCGTTCCGGCACGTTGAACTATCTGCACATATCTGAGTATGGCAAGTTGTGTGCCAAGTACCCGGAGAAAGCTGCGGAGGTCAGAACTGGTGCGCTGAACACGGTCCAGGCAGGACAGTCCGTTACCATTGAGTCAACCGCTGAAGGTAGCTTCGGGCACTTCTTCGACATCTGCGACCAGGCCAGGAATAACTCGGCAATGGGTATTCCACTGACGACGCTCGACTGGAAGTTTCATTTTTTCCCTTGGTGGAAGGAAAGTCAGTACAGCCTGCCAGAAGAGATGCAGGACCGTGTTGTTGTCACCCGCGACGACCAGGAATATTTTGAAGACATCGAAACCCAGATCCAGCACAAGCTAACTGTTGGTCAGAAGCTTTGGTACGTGAAGAAGAAGGCCGAACAAGGCGAGTTTATGCTTCGTGAGTACCCGTCCACACCAGACGAGGCATTCCGTGCCAGCATCGAAGGCGCGTATTACAAGCAGCAGATGATGTTCTTGCGCCAGCAAAAGCACATCACCAGGGTGCCGTATGATCCAAGGATTCCCGTAAACACCTTTTTTGATCTCGGCATGAGTGATGACACGCATATCGTATTTCATCAGAGGTACGGAATGGAGCATCGCTTCATAGACGAATATGTCAATCACGGCGAGCCGCTGAGTCACTACGTCAAGGTATTGCAGCAAAAACCGTACACTTACGGCCAGCACTTTTTTCCGCATGATGTCGAAGTCAGGGAGATGGCAACAGGCATCAGCAGGCGCGAGTCTCTGATCAAGCTTGGTCTTCGTCCTATACGTGTTGTTCCGCGCATTGAGGAAGAGGCGGACGGCATCGAGGCCGTCAGATCTATATTGCCTACGGTCTGGATGGACCAGAGAAATTGCCCAGAAACAATCAAGGCACTCGATCATTATCGGAAAGAATGGGATGAGAAGTTGGGAAGCTTTAAGTCCAGACCTTTGCACGACTGGGCATCGCACGGAGCGAAGGCTGTGGAGTGTTTTGCCGTTGGATACAAGGCTCCACAGCAAACCAAGGGGAGAAAAAAGAAGCAGCGAAACTGGCGAACGGTGTGAGTACAGGTCAGTTTGGGAATCGTTCAAATTACTACCGTAAGGGTAAACCTTGCGCGCAAGTGCCGTATCGCAGACATATTGATTGGAAGGACCGCCAAGCCAATATTGGTGAAGAAGGTTTTGACAATGATAAAAGCCATGGCATCATACGATTGCCAGATTCGGGCAGCTGCCGCAATTGCGGCAAACCAATAATAAACGAATCAGACCACAAACCAGCCAACGAGGAGGACCAACGGATGACCTAATCGTGAAAGTCCATCCCACGATAGTGAGGAAAAGGCAGTTCGGTGATTTTGACATACTGTTTCAGTACGTCGATGAAGAGCCTGCCCTAGTCATTCGAGCGCATCGATTCCTTTCGGTGCGAAAACGTGCTTATGTCATCACGCTAGAATCAGCGTGGAAATACGTCGACAATGTTGAGAGTCCGCATTCCGGGCATTCGCAATACATGGTCCATGCCAGCGACCAGATCGAGAAGATGCTTGGTCTTGGCGATAATGTCGACACGCGCTTTAGAATCGCTGAAGCAATCATGGACTGTCTCGAAGACCTCGTTAAGATGAAGCCGATGAAGGTCGAGGAAGACCGGGCAAGCCGTGTCGTTGGAACGATGCAGGTCGGTGATCAGAAGTTTGACATCGATGTGGAGGCAGAACCGCTTGCATTGAATAGTACTGACGGCATGGAACGCGTGGAAACACCACTTGAGTTGGTGCGAGGAGATCTCTGAAATGGGAATAGAGAACGTCGGTGTCGTAAAAGAGCATGTGCCATTCGAGCTACGTTCTAACGAACAACAGCCGGTTTCTGAAACACGTCATCGCCTGGATTCCCCAGAAGGCCTGGAAAGAGAGAGGATACTCAAAGAGTGGTGGAATGAAGCCAGAACCTCTTCTGCAGACAACCGGTTTGAACAGGCTATCGATGCGGACTTCCATGATGGTATCCAATGGAGAGACGAGGATGCCCAGGTGTTGAGAGAGCGGGGGCAGGCACCTCTGGTTTTCAACGCGATCGCGCAACACATTCGATGGATACTTGGTACGGAACGACGCACTCGTGTCGACTTCAAGGTTCATGGAAGAGAGAAGGAAGATAACAAGCCAGCACAGACAAAAACAAAACTTCTGAAATACACCGATGACGTAAACCATTCCGTGTTCGCCAGATCCATGGCGTTCGCTGATGCCGTTAAAGTAGGCATTGGTTGGCTTGAATGTGGAATCAGATCCGATCCTACTGATGAGCCGCTGTTCGACAGGTGGGAATCCTGGCGGAACATGTGGAATGACCCGCTCGCAAAGGAACCAGATAACTCTGATTCCAGGTTCCTGTTTCGTGCCAAGTGGGTTGACGAAGATGTTGCGATGATGATGTTCCCCGATCGTAAGGAAGTCATCAGGCAGTCTAGCGTCTCTCATCAGCTGTACTCATTTTCTGAAGATGATGACATGGGTTACAGCGGTCTCTACCACGCGTACACACCAGGATCTACTACGGTCCAGTCTGGTCGCGCCATGTTCAACGACAGCTTCCATATTGGTATTCGTCGCAAGCGAGTGCGCCTTGTGGAGTGTTGGTACAAAGTTCCAGCAAACGTACAGATGCTGCGTACCAGGGTCAGTCCTCTCATGAATCCAATATTTCGCAACCAGCTTATGCGAATGAATGGTGACGAGGTCAAGGGTCCGCGTTCGGCTTCCGTTCAGGGCTTGCTCGATGACGGACATGCCAGTGTTTACGACGCATTGAAAATGAAGGTGCGTGTAGCGATCTTCTCTAACAAAGGCATGCTTCAGGACGTGGAGTCACCATACAGGCACGATCGATTTGCGTTCACGCCTGTCTGGGCATTCAAGCGCGACCGGGACGGACAGCCGTATGGCGTCATTCGCAACATGCGAGATCCGCAGGAAGATCTGAATAAGCGCAGATCCAAAGCACTGTGGATCTTATCGACGAATCGCGTTGTTGCTGATGAGGATGCAGTCGAAGACTGGGATGAGGCTGAAGAACAGGTAGCCAGACCAGACGGCATCATCAAGAAAATACGTGGTACTGATTTTGACATCAGCAACGAAACCGCTCTTGCCAAAGAACATGTCGCGCTAATGATCCAAGACATTCAGTTCCTGGAGTCTACGTCTGGAGTGACGGAGGAGAACCGCGGCGAGGTAACCAATGCAAGCTCCGGTCGGGCAATCAATCTGCGGCAGACCCAGGGCAGCGTCGTCACTGCAGACCTTTTTGATAACTTGCGATTTGCGATTCAGCTTCACGGTGAGAAGAAGCTGTCGCTGATCGAGCAGTATTACACCGAGCCAAAGATATTTCGTATTACCGGCGATCGTGGTCAGGAAGATTTTCAGAACGTCAACATGCCGGGTCAGGATGATGACGGAAACCTTCAAATCGAAAACGATATTACCAGGACGAAATCCGACTTCATTGTCGATACCCAATCATTTAATGAGACCGTCAGGCTCGCAATGTTTGAGTCAATGATGAATATGCTGGGTCAGATGGAACCCGACGTTCAGCTTGCTTTGCTCGACATGGCTATTGATCTCAGTGATCATCCGAACCGCGATGAAATGGTTCGCCGCATCCGTGAGTTGAACGGACAGATTGATCCCGATTCGCCGAATGCCGATGCTGAACGCAAGGCGCGTGACGATCAAAAAGCCGAAGACGCCGATCGTGAGAAACGTGACGCCGAAGCGGAGATCGCAACAAAAGAAACCAGAGCCGCGAAGACCACATCAGACGCTGCCGTCGCGGAATCTAATGCAATGGCAAAAGCCGCGGAGATTGCAGGAATGCTTGCCGCTAACCCGCAGCTTGCCGCAGCAGTCGACGAACTTTTTGCCAGTTTCAAAGAAGAGAGCGGCGTTATAGATCCGAATTTAAGTGGGTCTGTGGTGCCGTTTAGTCCAGAACGTCCACCAGATGGTGGGCAGGTATAACGATGTAGATAAAGTCGCAGGAGTGACGACATGACCAAGCATTCAGTACAAGACGAACACATGGCCGCAGCCGGGTTATCCGACGAAGAAATGGCTGCATTGGAAGAAGAAGACTCAGAGGGAACGGGTGACGAATCAGATACGATAGCATCTGCCGAAACAGACGGTGACGGTGCCGCAGCGGACTCTGATTCGGATGTTCTTCCCCAGGCCTCCGATGACAAGGAAGCGGGTGCCGTCGCCGACCAGACAGAGGGCGACGAGAAGGAATCTGCAGAAGGGGATGACGCCGATGGCGACAAACCCGATGGTGAGGCAGCTGCAGCTGCCGAGCCAGTTGAGGAAGGTGGTGAGGACGAGTCCACAGCACCTCCTCCTTCTGGAGTAGATTCATTTCGTGCCCAACTTGCGGCACGCGGTATTCCTGAAGACTACGAGGACCAGTTGAAAGCTGCCAATGATGCTGTTGAAGCACTGGATGCGCAGCTTGCTGAAGGCGAAATCGATTATGCTGCACATGCAAAACAGAATCGTACGCTAACAACTACCCTTGCAGAGCTTGCTGCTCAGAAGCGCGAGGCGGAATTCGTTGTCGGTAATAACGAACTTATGGCAGATCAGCATTGGAACTGGGAAGTCGATCGGTTCGTTGATGAGAATGAGCAGTTCAAGAACCCGGTTGTCTACGGCGCGCTTCGTGGCGCACTCGAAGAGTTGTATGCCGTAGAGGAAAATAACGGAAAATCTTATCGTTGGTTCCTGCACGAAGCGGCAGCTAGTGTGCAGGACGCATTCAACCTTGAGAAGAAACCAATTCCAGCGGAAGAGGGTAGCGATGCCGACGAGGTCCAGCGTGCTAAAACGATTCAGGACGAACATAAGGACAAGCCTCAAGAACCGCCACCAAAGACGTTAGGCGGCGTTCCTGTCGCGGAAGCGACCGAAGAGTCAACCGACGAATTTGCGCAGATAGACAAGTTGGACGGCATGGATCTCGAAGCTGCTCTGGCGAAAATGCCGAAGTCGAAAGCTGATCAGTACCTTGATTCAAGGAATTATTGATCGGTGGCTATGTACCATGATCTTGAGAGGGGAAGCCGCTTGGAGGTTGATCTTCACACGAATCACAAGTTGAAATTAACGAACGGTGACGACTCAAAAAAGGTCACTGTTCAGTTAATTTACAAGCGTGGGAACAAATACGCCCGTCTCGCGATCGATGCTCCAGATGATGTGGGAGTTGAAGTTCTCCCCCCTGATGGTGTTATAGTCGCGAGAAGGGGCGCTTGACGCTCACATTTCTGATCGTCGCAGGAGTGACGACTTACCAACCAAGTTGGAGGTTTAGTCACCATGGCGCAAACCATTATCGGTCTTAACGACGCCAAAGCCGTCAAGCGGTTTTCCGCATTCCTGGCGGTCGATACAGCCCGTGTATCGTATTTCAATAAGAAGTTCATGGGAGTCGGTCCAGAATCAGGGATGCCGATTCAAATGCTTCCCCAATTAGAGTCAGATGCCGGTGAACAAATCACCTTTGATCTCTCTATGCAACTCCGTCAACAGCCGATCGAAGGCGATGATGTTCAGGAAGGAACTGAGGAAGATTTGAAGTTCTATACGGACTCAGTTTTTATCGATCAAATGCGCGGAGGCACGAACAGCGGTGGACGGATGACGCGCAAAAGAACTATTCACGACCTTCGTCGTGTTGCGCGCTCCAGACAGGCTGAGTGGTGGGGTCGCATTTTCGACGAACTTTTCTTCATTTATCTCAGTGGTTCGCGTGGCGCGAATACCGAGTACATCTTCCCGACGAGTTATACCGGTTTCAGTAACAACGCGATTGCTACGCCGGACGCCGAGCATGTGATGTACGGTGGTGACGCCACGTCGTACGCAACGATCTCGAACAACGACCAGATAACGACTGTTGAAATTGATCGTGCCATCACGAAAGCCGTGATGATGGGTGGCGGCACGCAAGGCACGCCGCAGATCCAGCCGGTCATGATTGACGGTGAGGAACACTACGTGTTGCTCATGTCACCCTGGCAGGCGTTCGATCTCCGTACCGCAACCGGTGCAAGTAACTGGCTCGAAATCCAGAAGTCAGCAGCAACTGCTGAAGGCAGGTCCTCGCCGATATTTAAGGGCGGTTTGGGCATGCATAACTCGGTAGTTCTCCACTCTAACAAGGGTGTAATTCGTTTCACGGATGCCGGTGCTGGTTCGGATCAACCTGCTGCACGCGCACTGTTCCTTGGTGCCCAGGCTGCTGTGGTCGCGTTCGGGTCACCGGGTACGGGCTTGCGTTTCAACTGGCACGAGGAAACTCGTGACAACGGGAACCAGCTGATTATCAGCACGTCTTCAATCTTCGGACTGAAGAAAACCCGTTTCACCATCGAAGGTACTGCGAAGGACTTCGGTGTCATCGCTCTGGACACGTACTCAGCTGATCCAGGCTAGTAGTTAGCACAGGGCTGAAATGAGATGCCCATTTAGGAGAAAGATATGCCTGCATTAGAAACAGTCATGGGTGGAAACTCTGGACCGTCTATCGCGTCAGCGCAAGCCGGTCAGACAACCACTCAACAGACGCGGATTTCGCTTCTGACGACAGACACGGAAGACGTGGCAACGCGAATCCGGTTGCTGAAGGTTCCGGCCCAGCATCGAATCGTGTCGCTCGTCTTGATCAATGAAGATCTTGACACTGGCGCAACGGGTACGATCGATGTCGGTGTGGAAGACACCGTGCAAGATCCTACTGATACGACTGACGCGACGTTGTTCGCATCTGCTCAGTCTATTCAGGCCGCTGCCAACAACCGGTACGAGACTGCTGCAATCTGGGATTTCGCGGCAGCTAACTACGATCGGTACGTTATCGTAGACGTTGACGTTGTGTCTGCAACGGGTATCGCTGCTGACATTCACGCGACACTGGTGACACGTCCAGAGCTTGGATCTCAGTTCGAAAGCGTTTAACCAACCATCCTCTTCGGGTGATTGGTTTGTGGATTGGTGGGGGCGTTTTCGCCCCCACTATTTTTAATCTGGGGAGATAGCTCATGCTCGTAGAATTACATATCAGGCGCACGCGTAATGGCGTCGGCTCGACAATCCAAATGCCAGCTGGCCCGTACGAGTTCAAGCCACGCGAGGGCAGCGGTGAGGCTCACGTTTGTGAAGTAACAGACGAGGCGGATCTTGCCAGATTGCTTTCGATCAAGGAATACACCAAGTTCGGTGAAGCCATGACGGAACCGGAACCAGAGCCGGAACCAGAGCTTGTTGAAATACCGGACGAACCCAGTGACGCCGACAAACTCCAGGAAGAGGAGGATCTCGACATCGAAATGCAGATGTGCGAGACAATCGTTGGCATGAAGGTCAGTGAAGCACAGGACGCGCTTGGCGGCTTATCTGATTCGGCATTGGACCAGTTGGCAACGATGGAGCGCGCCGGTAAGGCTCGCAAGTCGTTGCTTGCCGAGATCCAGGACGAGCAGGTTGCACGCCAAGAGGAAGACGACGCAGAAGAATAGGTAAAAACAAATGGCGAGTGCCCAGGACATTAAGCCACCTCTGACGCTAGAGGAACTGGCAACACTCTTCCGGCAGGATGTTGACGATTTACCTGGGGATACCGTCACAGACGTAAACTGGAAGAATAAAGATACCGGTCTCCTATGGTCTAACCAGGAGATCTGCCGGTACGCGAATCAGGCTCAGACCGAGTTCTGTTTTCGCCAGCCAATCCTTGATCAAGACACGACTGCTGCTATCACTCAAATACCCGTCTTGGCGTCGACTGGTGTGTACGCGTTGTCACCAAAGATTCTGTCAATTCGGCGCATGAAGTTCGTAGATTCGAACGGCGACGAGTTTATTCTGCTCAAGCGCACCACACAGCAAATGGATCTCGAAGTAACGGACTGGGACAAAGAAACCAGTCCCGTTGAAGGCACGGTCATCTACTACGTCGAGGATACGGACACCAACCAGTTGCAGCTGTATCGTGTGCCGGATCTCGCTGGAACCATCCACATGACGGTCGACAGGTATGCCGCGGCTGACATGCTTTGGCCTTCGCGACATCAGGATGGTCCAGAGATTGCGCAAGAGCATCACCTGTGCCTGCTGGAATACATGAAGCATCTGGCGTACAAGAAACGTGATTCTGAAACTGAGGACAAAAAACTTGCGCAAGACTTCCTGGACACGTTTACTGCAATGGTCGGTGAGAGACCGTCAGCACGTCTGCTGCGGGTTCGCAGCCAGGAACGAAATTATCCGCGTCGTGTAAAGGCGCACTTCTTCTAGGAGATTGACATGAGTGTTACCAAAATCAATGCGGATGATGTCCGGCAAAAGTTAGTCGATCTGCCGTCGATCGCTACCATTACTACAGTTGATGCCGACATCACTGGCCTGGTTGGAGTCGAGGTAGGCGAGTTATACCTTGTTGCATTCGATCTTGGTGCTTCCGGTCTCGATGACGGCCTGGGTTATTGCGCGACTGCCTGGGGAACCGCTCCTGGTCAGCTGACGGTGCGTTTTGTCAACCCGACCGCAGGCGCGATCGATCCAGCTGCTGGCGTCGAGATGACCTATCTGAAACTGTAGGGCTTGTCATGGCCCTGCTCGTAATTGATGGATTTGAGCAATACGATGTCGACACTGATCTAACTCGTGGTGGCTGGAGTTCTATATCTATTGCGGCGTGGGACCCTGTTGCTGGTCGGCATGGTAGTGACCAGTGTATTCAGTGCTTATCTAGTGGCCTACCAATTGTAAAAGCCTTCCCTGCAACCGATGTCGTTACGGTTGGTTTTGCCGTGCAGTTCACATCAGGCCTTATCAATACCCGGTTTTTCAACATACGAAATGATGCCACCGATCATATTGGTCTGGATCTTACTGCTGCCGGTGAACTTGAGATCAATCGCGGCACTACCGCACTAGAAATAACCAGTGGCCTCGGCCTCAATTCTGGTCAGTGGTATTACATTGAAGTTGATGTCACGATTCACGATAGTACCGGCACCTATGATGTGTTTGTTGATGGCAGTTCGATAATGTCAGATACCGGCGTCGATACTAAGAACGGCACCACGACAGACGTAAATAATATCGAGTTTGTTTCTACCACCACTACCGATATGAAGATTGACGATCTTTATATCCTTGATGATGCCGGAACTGACAATACCGGGCCGCTTGGTGACTGTCGCGTCGAAACCGTCTTTCCTGATGCCGATGGTAACGAGAATGACTTTACTCGCGTTGGTGGTGGAACCAATAACTATGAGGCCGTAGATGATGGCTTGACGCCTGACGATGACACCACCTACAACTGGTCAGCTACTGCGACAGATCGTGAGTTATATAATTTTGCGGCTTTAGCGGGAAGTGTTGGCACCGTGTTCGGTGTCGATGCAAAAATGTTAGTGCGAAAAGAAGATGCTGGTGTTCGTGAAGTCAGGACGATAGCCAGGAATGGAACGACAGAGGTCGAGAGCGGCAATCTTACTCTTGGTGTTGATTGGCAGTTCGTGAATAATATTTATGAAAACAATCCAAACGGTGGTTCGGACTGGATTGAGTCGACTGTAAATACAGCACAGTTTGGCCTGGATCTGCAAACGTGATCTAGCGCATGACGACATATTCCGAAGACTTTGCGGGCATGACTACGGGGTCCGCCCCGACAAATTTTACTGCGCGTTTCACAACCAGCAACCAGACGGACACCGTTGAAAACCCCTCTGACGGTGAGGCCGAAGACGATCGAGCGTTTCGATTTGTCCACACGGCTAACGCGGAACGTCTTTTCTCTTTTGATGCTGTTGACAGTGACACGAATCGTGAAGATTCGGAGATACTTGTTCGCTGGCGAATCAATGACGCCGACGCCGATCTTGGTATCAGTTTTTGGGTTAATGGGTCCGGTAGCGCCGGTAGTGAAGATGGCTACTACGTTGGCTATGAACTCGTTGGCTCAAGCGAACGGTGGCAACTAAAACGATACGATGCTGGTACATCCACCGATATTGGTACTGTTGTCGTTTGGCCCGACAACGACATTCGATCCGCTGCCGATCAGCACCCGGTAATCGACAAGTGGTACTGGTGTCGATTTCGTAAGAATGGAACCGCACTTCAGTTCCGTGTATGGAGTGATGGTGACGAAGAACCAACTGATTGGCTGATTGATGAAACCGATTCCGACCTCGATGTCGATGGTTGGGTTGGTGTTGGCTGTGGCAATCAGGATCAGTTTGAAGTCGATTACGTTGCGGTCGGTACAGCCGGTGATACGGCTCTCGCTGATGCCTCGACCAATACCAATGTACGACTGACTGCTGCTTATGCCGCGGTACTGCATCAAGACGATGGAACGCCAGTTCGACTGAGCGCGGCTTATGCGGCGGTACTGCATCAAGACGATACAACACCCGTTCGACTGACCGCGGCTTATGCCGCAGTTCTCTACGCCATCTCCGCTGAGACGCCTGTCGATAGTGATCACGTCATTCCTGTCGAGTGGCAGCAGGGTCTCGCAATTGATAAGCAGATACCCATTGAATATGCCAGTGAGGATTTGCAGGTAGACCATGCAATACCTGTTGAATGGAAGACCGATCTGCTTCTCGATAATCAGATCCCTGTCGAGTGGATCAACGTAACGACGCCAGGTGATCACCTGGCTCCAATTGAGTGGCGGCAAGGAATTGCTGCTGATAATGAAATACCAGTCTCGTGGCTTCAAGGAATTGCTGCTGATGGGTCGATGCCAATTATTTGGTCAGGACCGTTAAGTGCAGACTCTGGAATACCGGTTGGGTGGACTCTCGAACTTGATGTTGATCGAGAAGTTCCTATCGAATGGCGAGGCACGATCACCCCGCATGACTCTCAGATTCCAATCGAATGGCGAGGTGGAGTTACTTCAGATCACCAGCCAATTTTTGAATGGGAAGGAGAGGTCCAGCCACCACCTGACTTCGTTATACCGTTCGCTTGGCGAGGACCGTTTTCAGATCCAGGATCAGATTACGAAATACTGTTCGACTGGAAACTGGATCTCGAAACAGACCGACAGACGCCTGTCGAATGGACGACGGAGTTAGAAACGGATCACCAGATCCCTGTCGAGTGGTTGCTTGAAAGCGTGTTGGTATCGACGCACGCCATTCCAATCAACTGGGCTGGCTTCCTTGATGCCGATGCAGTCATTCCGATTGAGTGGACGACGGAACTAGAGACCGATCACGTCATTCCATACGAGTGGGCGCTCACCGTCTTCCTGGAAATTGACAGGCAGATGCCGGTCGAATGGAAAACGGATCTCGTAATAGATAACGGCATTCCCGTCGAATGGTTCCTGCAGTTAGAGCTTGACCATCAAATTCCCGTTGCTTGGAGTGGTGAGTTCAGTGCGGTTGACTTCATCATTCCCTACGAATGGACGCAGGGCGTTGCCCTGAACGCGTCCATACCAGTGGAGTGGAATCTCGACGCTCTGCAGTCGTTCGGTGTCCCGATCGAATGGACGGTAGATGTAGGCGACGAAAATTCTATTCCCGTCGAATGGCTGAGTCCGGCATTGGCAAGCGATCATCAGATCCCGATTGCGTGGTTCAGCCCCGTGCTTTTCGACAGCACGATACCGTTCGAGTGGCTGCAAGAAAGTTTTGTCGCAACGGATCACCAGATCCTTATTGAGTGGCAGCAGATTTTCTTCAAGCAGTTCAATCAAATAATTCCGTGGGAAGCCAGAGGCATTCTTGACCCAACCGATGGAACGATGCCAATCGAATGGCGCGTCGATCCCGGTGTCGAAGCCAGGATTCCGGTCGAGTGGGTTGATCCGTTATTCGCTTTGTTCGTTACGCGAGACGCTGAAGATTGCGAATTGTGGCTGGCGGATTGCAATACCGCAGGATGGCAAGCATTGCGATGTGCTAGTTTATGGCTGGCGGCAGAGATACCACATGAGGCACAATCTGCCGAAGAACCTGGGGGAACATGGACGGCTGTCAACGAAGAAATTGGCGGCACTTGGTTTGCGCAAGAGAGAAGAAGTAATTGGGAGGCACCGTGTTTACCAACCGTATGGCTTTCATGCCCACCGGACATCTGGTACGCGGACGAATGTCCGGCTCTGTGGTGGGCGCAAGAGCAGCAGACGCAATGGGCCGCTGCCGCTCATGCCGCGAGTTGGATCGTGCTAGAACCTAACGTGAGAGGTGATCGATGACGGTACTCGCGGTAACATTTGATGGTACGAGGCTTAATGATTCTGACGCTAATACCGGTTGGGGTAACTACGGTTCTGGTGGTGGCGCACCTGCATCTGAAGGCGCGAACGCATACCAGATTTCAACTGGTGCCGCTGCCAATACGGGTGTCGTCGGTACAGCCGTTAAACTTACTGGCGCGGCACGCGATGGCGTTGATTACATCGGTTCTGCTGTTGATTTCACGGCGGCGTCGAACCGACTGCTGTACTTCAAGGGCTATATTACCGATGCCTTTGATCTGCAGGTCGCGTTTGGACTTGAGCTTGGCATTGGTTCGGCAGATCAATCCAACTACCATGAATATGTCTTGGCGGGTACAGATGCGGCACTGCCTGTTTACGACACGTATCCACCGCAGGGTGGATACCTGATTACCTGCGTTGATCCAACGATTGACACCTGGGCTAACGTCGCTGACTCCGGTGGAACCTTTGATCAGACAGCGGTTATTTGGTATGGCATGCGCGCCGTATTCATTAACGGTAACTCAAAATCTGAAAACCTCGCCTTTGATGCCATCGACTACGGCACTGGGCTGACGGTATTAAACGGCACTGGTGCCGATCCAGCGGCCAAGTACACGGATTTCGTAGAAGCGGATCAGAACGACATCGATAAACGATGGGGCGCGGCTATCGGCATCGGTGACGCAGTTACCTTCCGTGGTATCGCCACCGTTGGTGCGTCTGGAACCGCTACTGAGTTTGACGACAGTACGTCGATTGTCACGTTCCCTGACGGGTATCACAGTCGCGGTCTGTTTGGTGTCTCGATGGACATCGGTAACGCCAGTTCTATTTTAGCTGACGGTGCGTTACTGATTGGTGCTGGAACGCGCAATGGAGCGGATGCCAACGACACCCGTCCTGATTACGAAGTGATCGGAACGTCTGGTTCATACGTCTTCACGGGGGTAATGCGAAACTTCCGTGATGTCGCATTCACTAGCGTGTGTGATGTCAACGGTGAAATTGAGTGCATGCTGCTCACTCAAGCCTCGTGCAACATTGAAAACGCGATCATTAAATGTAACGCACTTACCAACGTCGCCTGCTTGCAAGACCCTACGTTTGGATCGACAACTGACCTGAATAATACGCTGTTCGTGCAGAGCGGGGCAGGTCATGCAATAGAGGCTCTTGCTACTGGATCATGGACTGGCGTCACGTTCTCTGGGTTCGGTGGCACACCAGGCTCCAATTTGGTTGCGAATTCTGGCGCAGCTGATGCAGCTGTCTTTAATGATACTGGTGGCGCAATTACAATCACGGTCGTCGGTGGTGACAGTCCTAGCGTGCGTAACGGTGCTGGTGCCACGACAACGGTCGTCCAGACGGTGTCACTTAACGTCACCGTTAAGGATGCCGACGCAGTGGCTCTTGAGGATGTCATCGTAAGTATCCGAGACAGCAGTGACAACAGCTTAGTTTCTCAGGGGCGCACAGATGCAACGGGTGTCTATACGGACGGAACCTATAACTACGGCGGTGATCTTGCCGTCACTATCGAGGTCAGGAAGTCTAGTCCAGGCGATACCAGATACTTGCCAAAATCCGATCCTGGCTTGATTGAATCCACCGGTCTTTCTGTGACGGTCGGCATGACGGAGGACACTACGGCAGGTGGAATCGATTCGACGCGATTCGACATCAGCAAGCACGGTCAGGTCAGCAACGATGTCAGCGGCACAACGATTACCGCGAGGGTTAAGCTACCCGGTGGCACCAGGCGCAAGATAGTTGTTGCTGGTTTTTACTGGGATTCAGCGGCTAACCGAACGGTGTCGTCATTCACTTACGATGGCAACGCCATGACCGATACTGGCGGCGGCAACTTTGTACAGGAAGGATCTGAGTTTCATGAAGTGTTCCTGTACCGGTACGATATTCCTGACGCCGATAGTGGGACCAAAGACGTGGTGCTTACACTGTCTGGCGCGGCCCCATTCCGTGCGCTGGCGTTTGCGGTAATTAACTTGGCGGCGACCGGTGCTGAAGAAGATGACGGCAACAGTGTCGGGCAGGCAGTGACAACGAATCCGAGTATCAGCTTGAACAACACGACGCAACCCGCAATCGATGTCATGTTCAGCCTGACTGACGACATGGACACGTTCCCGCCTGCAGCGACGGGCGTAGGATCTATACGCAGGGCGGATCGTGCCGTCGACAACTTGAAACAAGTAACAATCATTCGTGCCGACAGGGTAGTAACTGGCGCGCACAATATCGGCTGTGATTACGACGCATCTTCAAAGAGTTACGTCAGCGCAGCGGCAACATTCGCGGATTAGTCATGAACACTTAGTAGCGATAAATCTCTAATTCTGGTACAAATCGGCAAGCGGTCGCAGGAGTGACTCTCAGCCCCACAATTGTAGGAGTCATTCAATGGGCACATTTTTAGGCAACCGCTGGGACATCGACTACACGGCAAAACGTGTTTATCGAGACACGGCAGTACAGTTGACGACCACCGACACAGTTCTCGCGCTTTATTCCGCACTTCAAGATCTCTTCGATGAGCCAGATCAGATGGATGACCCGGTGCCGATGTCTGCCCAGACGCCGACCGCATTCACATGGATCAACCAATGGTTTTGCGATGACGAGTCAACGCAGTACCTGACTGGCGGTGCCATGTCTACTGTGGGCTGGGCATCAGGTGAGATCCGAGCGATCTCTTACAACGCCACGGGTGCCGGTACGGCACTTGCCTCAACCGATATTGGCTTGCCAATTGTTGGCACTACAACTGGCGACAGCGGCGTAATCCTGGCGTTCGATGAACGCTACGGCACAGAGCTAGGCGTGGTATGGATACGTCCTGACGATCCGGCAACCGACTTGTTTGATGATGCGGCTACAGAAGCGTTCACCATTACGGGCGGAACGGGTGTTGGTGACTTTACCGATACGTACGCTGCCGCAAGTGGCGGCGGACTGGCGTCAGAAACTGGCGAAAGTCTTTGGACCAATGTATTCACTCTGGGTACGATCTTTGTCAACACGCAGCTGTACATCTATCAGGGTGGGGCCGAACTAATTGGTCGCGAGGTAGGCGCTACCAATCGCTGGTGGGGTTCGGGTCAGATCGACATCTTGGTAAAGGTTAAATCTACCGATGTCGAAATAGACGACGCCGAGATCACGGTATTCGCAAGGCAGTACGGCGCGCTCTACGATCAGTTCATCATTGACTTGACAACTGGCGGCAGACAGCCGGTGCCGCTTGCAACCGGTGGTGACCTGAACAACGCCACTGGTCTGCGTCAGCAGGTCGTGAGTGTTGGCCCAACGGGTCAGTTCACGGTCGGCGAGGTAATCGAAGATGACTCGGACGCAACGATCCAGGGTGTTGTGACATCAAGTACCGGCACGGCTCCGAACCTCACGATTCAGTATTACCTTATTGGTCCGGCACTGGCGGACTTCAGTGCTGGCACCGGGCAGTTCACGGGGCAGACCTCCGCTGAATTCGCTACTGCTGTTGCTCCGACTGATGTCGGTCCTGCCGCCCTTGGTACAGATCCGACGATTGTCTTCGCTGCTACGGACGTGTCCCTTGGTGGTGGTCAGGCCGCATTCCCATACAGTATCGCGGTCGACTGTAATGCCAACACAGTCTCTGACGTGTACCAGTTCCACAAAGCTGAGTGCAGGCGTGGCAGAACAGGTGGTGGCACGTACATCTTTGACGCTGAAGGTATCAACGGTGAGGCGTACATCGGTGAGGACTTGCAGGCCGAGTACAACACGCAGACCGGTGCCTTTGTCGAGGGAGAGGTTCTTTACTTCCATGACAGTGGTAACGCTCTTGTCGCGCAGGGCACAGTTGTTGCCGATCATGATGATGGAGCCACAGGCGACCTGATCATGCGCAACACCAGGATCTTCACTGGCAATACGATCACACAGGTCGGTGACAACGCGACACAGGGGTCGTATACCGACTTCGCTACGGTGGCATCAACACGAACAATCACCACGCCTAAGTCCGCGCCTCTCGGAACCTTCGCTGGTGGCACGTACTTCGGCGCACCGGGTGTTGTTCTGACAGACGTAGCACCTGCCGACGTGCAGGCGTTCCAGCTGGTTGATGACGATGGCAACGTAAGAAATCCGCCGCTGTTTATCAACGCAAGCGTATCCGGCACGAACGGAACCGACGCAGATCGTGTTGGCATCTTCGTGTTGACCGCGCCTTCTGGTTCGATCGACAAGGCGCAGCATGGCATGGCCGCGCCTACCGGGGTATTCAATGGTCTCGCTGATACGCAGATCAGGCTCGACGCCACGGTTCCTAATGACACACCAGAGTCGGGAACGATTCGTGTCGTTGATACGGTCAACACACGAGAACTCAGGTTCAGGTACGCGTCGTTCTCTGGCACGGATCTCGTGTTGTCACCTGTGGCCGAAGGTACGGGTGTAACGACCGCGAATGCAGCCGGTACTACGTTGATTGACACCAGCGCGAACTTCACCAATGCCACGGACGATCCGGCTATCGGCGACATCATCAGGAACATCACCGATGACAGCTGGGGCGTTATCACCAGTATCGACAGCGCGACACAGATCACGCATACACCGCTTACTGGCGGCACCGACGACGACTGGGATGGCTCAGACACGTACAGCATCAACGCCATTCCTTACGATCTGAACGCAGCGGACACCGCTTACATTCCGATCCTCGATGTCGTTTCTACAGGTGGAGATCCGGTGACCATGTCTAGCGCCAACCTGGTGTACCTGACCGACATTCCGGTCCTGGTCCGGGTTCGTAACGGCGGCAGCGTAGATCCAATTCAGCCTTTCGAGATCGAGCAAACGATCGATTCGGGCGGACTGGTGCAGGCAGCTATTCGTACACCTGATACTATTGCGACATAAATTTGGGAGATCCTGATGTACCAAGAGAGAGAACTGCAACCCAGCAGACAGGAAGCCGAAGGATCTGGTAGTGGCCCTGATGTCTCAACGATCCGTGATCCGAGGTATCCAGTTGAACATCCAGATGCCAGGGTCTACCTGGACATAACTGCAGAGACTGGCGCTGCCACTCTAGACGTTGATGTCATTGGCGTCGTCAACGGTAAACGCTATGTGCTGGATTCATTCCCACAGCAAAGTGCTGTGGGACTGGCAATGCTGACGATTCCCAATTGTCCAGACATCGTTTCTACTGACTTCATTGTCGGTGGCACTACGGTGACGATGGACTGGAACATCCAGGTCACGCGCCAATGAGTCAGGTCAACGGACATGCTCCACCGGCTACGACCTCAGTTGAGGACGCAGTTCGGCAGGCAATTCACGACCCGGTGCAACGCAAGGCGTTCCGGGAGCGATACCCGTCTTACGACACGAAGAAACTTCGCGAAGAGATCGAGAAGTGCGATAAGGATGTGCTGGCGTTCGAGGAAGCAATCACCAAAGCGCAGCGTTACAAGCGCGAATGTCAGGATCTGGTCAAGCAGTGCGAGAAACGTGACAACGCGCTCGCTGAGTTGAGAAAAGACAGTGCCTGAGTCACAGGATCTCCGGTTCAGTTTCGATCATGAGAACGCGATCATCGAGATTGTTGACGGCGTATTGTCGATCACTATTCAGGAGGTCTTTGACGCGATCGCATATCATCGCGCCAGACCGCTGTTCATTGATGACTCGGAGATTGCCACGGCAGAAGGGAAGGTGCCTATTCCTGGCGTCGGAAACTCGTTGATTATCCTGACTATGCTTGATGGTTGGCGCGTGAAGTTTGCTGACAGACCTGGGCCGACGTGGGAGCAGGCGTCAATTGAGTCTGGCGTGATCGTCGTCGACGGTGGTGGCAACCCGATCGCGCCAGCGACTTTCGTGAACGTGTCCATATCACAGGCCGTATCAGGCGTCAGTATCCAGCAGCCGAAGATCGATGAGATCCACCAGATGATGGGTTTGCTTGCTGGTTCGGAATTGATCGAGAGTTCAACCGGCAGGCGATCGCCGCCAGGTGTCAGTGGTGATGACATCAGAATGACATTCACGCCAAACTTTCCGAACCCAGGAGAGATTCAACTTGAACGTGATCCGTAATGGCTTCAGTATTTCCGGGAACAATAAGTACCAGGATTCATCGTGGTAACCTCAATCTTGCGCCGTCAGGAACGAACAGTTTATTTGAGCGCATCCATTGGGGGCGATTACGTCTTGGAACTGAGCAGCAAGGCGCACAAAGCGTGTGGCTTGCAGAGGGCACGCTGTCCAAGTGGTTTGCGGACGATTACTGCAAGGTTTTAACCAGGAGTAGATAATGCCTATCGTAGCAGCAGACATAGTCGCGTATGGATCGGCAACGATGCCAGACGACGACACGCCAACAAACATTGGTGGCGCAATTTCGTTGGTTAAGCGCGTTGTCTTTACCGACATCGTGTCAACGGATGAGATCGAGATCTTATCCAGTAGCGCGAGTGACACCACGGAGACTATCACGGTCCATGGCCGAAACGCTGCCGGTGAGCTTGTCAGTGACAGCGCGACACTTAACGGCGTATCGGTTGTCTTGATTTCAGGCACGGCGTTCGAGCGCGTGCTGAAGATCATCAAGTCTAGCGCGACGGTGGGAACTGTCACGGTTCGTGACCAGGATACCGACACTACTATTGCAACACTTGAGCCAGCTGTCACGGAGATCCGCAGGCCATTTTATGACGCTGCTGCGGACGCGTCCGGTGGTTCGACTCGCACGTACTACGACAAGATCTTCTTCAAGAACAACCACGGCACGCTCACGCTAACCAGTGCGCAGGTGCTTGAGCAGGCAGATCCGCAAACGGTTGTTGCTTTCATGCTCCCGGCTACGCTGGATGATACTGGCGATAACGGCGCATCTAACAGGCAGACAGCCCCAGCTGGTACGTTTGATTCAACCGCAAAGAATGTCGCCAATAGTCAGAACCTGACAGCTGGTGCGGCGCAGGGGTGCTGGCTTGAGTTGACACTTACCGCTGGTCTTGGTGCGCAGAATACAAGTGTCACCATGCGTGTAAGCGGTAATACTGTGTAGGGGAGAACGATGCCTGACCTGTTAGAGAAGCAACCGGCAGAGTCCCGTCTTTATGACATGGACTTCAGTCCGAAGATGGTTCAGGGAGTAGCACCTGAAGCTATCACGAGCGTCGACAGCGTCACGCAACTCGAACAGCTTGCCGATGGCTCGCGAGTCGCGACTACTGATCTCGTGTTTCCGTCTGCCGCTACATTTGCGTTGCAGGTCGCGCAGCAACGCATCGAGGTCGGGGTCGACGGTAAGACCTACGTTGTCACGTACATAGTCAGTACCGATCTCGGTAACACCCTCGAAGCAGAGGGTCTTCTGCTTGTCATCGATCGCTGACCATGCCGGATTACGCAAAATATGATGGGTGGCCGGACGGCGAGAATAATATGCTCGATGCCGTTGAGTTGCCGCAGTCATCTCTCAGGCGAGCAGTTAACTACGACGTTATGGATGGTGGTAGCCTGCACCGCCGCAGAGGCCGGACGCAGGTGTATGTGGGATCGATAGTTCCCCGTACATTGTATTCGGACGGCAAGCGCGCCCTGTTTGTTGAAGGCGGCAACATGTGGGAGTTAGTGCAGAACATCGATGGCTCTTGGTCACGAATGCTTTTCCGAACTGGGGTAGGTAATCACCCTGTAGCGTACCTTGGTTTGAATGACAATATTTACTGGTCGAACGGTTTATTCACTGGTGTTATCGATCCTGAAGGAAGGGATCTTCCGTGGGGCATCCGTGGACCACATGAACAGCCAACGATAGGCGCGTCTAATTCAGGTGGTTCGTTAACTGCCGGTGTGTATCAGGTTGCCATCACTTTTGCGGATGATTTGGGTCAAGAGAGTGGCACGCCGCTGGCAAAAGAGGTAACGATCACGTCCGATGCTGGATCGATAGAAATAACTGACTTACCAACACCGATAGACGGTAGCGATATTCTCGTTTACTGCTCTGGGCCGAATGGCGAGGGGTTGTATCGGGTTGGAAGACTGCTGGCGGGAGTACCAAGTTACCGTATAACCACTGTCGACAATGCACAGACCATCATGCTGCAAACACAGTTTGGAATCCCGCCACCGGCTGGTGACGTCATCGAATATCTTAACGGCAGGATCTATGTTGCAGACGGTAATGTCGTGTGGTTCACAGATGCAATGCGGTACGGGCTAGTCAAGCCGCACAGGAATTTTCTGCAGTTCCCGGATGAAGTTACTGTCATGAAGGCAGTTGCGGATGGTCTTTATATCTGTGCGGACCAGACGTATTGGATTAGTGGAGTCGACACGACAGAGTTTCAGCAGGTGCCGGTACTTCCTTATGGGGCAGTAAAGGGTACTGGTATCAACTTGCCTGATTCTGATAATGTAGCGTGGTTCTCCGAAGAGGGCGTAATCATTGGTGGACTTCAAGCACAGATTACTGCTGTGCAGGATGACAAATCTGCGGTAGGTACATTCAAAAATGGCGCAATGATTTTTCGTAAGCAACGCGGCTTGCGACAGATCATTGCAACTTTAGGGACGGGAACGCAATCGGCGTTGCTCGCCCAGGATTACGTCGACCTTGAGACGGCCCGACGTGGTAATGCAATCTAGGAGTGAAGCATCATGGCTGCAAGTTTAGCTGATCTAAAAATCGTACACTCAGGAGGTGCTGCCAACACAGATCCCCTTTTGGATCTTGGTGGTGCGATCTCTACTGCGGGTGCGAAAGACATACTGTCGCAGACGGCGACAGCACCGACGACTATTACTGGCGTTACAGTTGATGATGCCGCAGGAAATGCTGAAGGTGATGGCACGTTATTCTTCGATAGTGCAAGTAGCTCATTGCGCTGGACACCTCTTGGTGGTACTGCGGGTTCGAGTGTTGATGTATCGGTGACCGGTGCTTATGCCATTCAGGGTGGAAATAATGGTGGCGTTCTGAAGGTATCGGTTGTATCGGCGTCACTGCCATCATCAGACCAGACGAACACACTGACGATAGCCAATATCGCGGAGAATATATTCGATGACGTCGCCAAGGCAGATGCCAAGGCAGGCGAACTCCAATACCGTGGTGTGTACTGGGAGAACGATCACGCCAGTGACTCAATGGTTGATGTCCGTATGTGGATGGAGACCAATACACCGGGACAGGATGTGGTTCAGATAGCGATTGCCGACGAAGCCAAGAACGTCACGATGGCAACGATCGCCGACGTGAACACAGCACCAGGCGGCACGGTAGATTTCGACGCGAACAACCCGGTCGACTACGACAGCGGAATCGCTATCCCAGACCTATTGTTCGGTGACTTCCAGGGCTGGTGGTTAAAGCGTACCGTTCCAGCCGGAACGAACGAGTCACAAGCAAATAACTCGTTCCGAATTGGTGTGCGGATCTTTGTGTAGTGTCAGTAGACTGGATAGAAAACTGGGGTCACTATCGTGACCACCAGGATCTTGGCGCAAGGTACGAACTTGAAAAATTAGGCGCAACTACTGGCGGCAATATAGAGATCCTGCCTACGGGTGGCCCAGACGTCACCCCTGCTGGTCCACATGCGCCACGCGTTCCTGCGCCCGGTGCGCTGCGGTTCAAGGGCGGACTAGGCTCTGCTGGATCTGCCAAGGTCAAGTTTGCTGTTCCGTCTGTAAGTGAGTACATCGTTGGTTTTGCATTTTACTGGGAAGGCGTAAACGCCAGTCAGACCCGCAACGATGATTCTATCCTGTACACGCGTGATGATAACGGTAACCAGCCGCAGATGTTGCTGGAACTGAACTATGGTTTCTCGGAAAACATAGGTGCTGGTCGTGGTTATATTCGGGTCAAGACAAGCACTAACGGCACAGTCCTTTTTGATAGTGAAGATGACGCCGACAATTCTGGTGATCCAGATTTTCATGCCTTGCAGTACAACACATGGCATTGGATAGAGTTTCGTGTCCTTATTACCGACACGGTTGGTGAGATCGAGTTACGTGTTGATGGTGAGGTCTGGTACTCGGAGACTGAGCTTGATACCAAGCCAGGAACACCGTCGACAATTGATGAGATCAACTTCGCTACAAACGGTGAAGAACCTATCACGTCGGGAGGTCACGGTGCGATCTATCGAATCGCCGATGTCTATGTGGTTTCACCTGGTGGAGGTGGTAATGAAACCGGGTTCTTGTTCCCGTGGATGGTCGACACGCTTTATCCTAATGCAGACACTGCCGAAGCTGATTTCACTCCTGAAGGCGGCGGCACGAATGTAGCGGAGATAAATGACAATCCTCAACACGACTATGACAGCAGTCAGAACGAATCGAATACTGCCACTCACAAGGACAGGTTCACAGTAACTGGTTCAGTTCCAGAAGATGCATTCGGTCGTGTCATGGCAGTGCAGGTTGTTGCTATGGCAAAGGACACACTAGACACCGGCATCCGTACTGCGCGAGTTGTTGTGTTTGAGAACGCAACAGAAGGTGTGGGCACTACGCTTACGATGACAGAGTCTGAATATCAGGCTCTTTTCCATGTCTTCGAGGACAATCCAGATACGTCGTTAGCTTGGTTAATGGCTGACGTCGAGGCCGCGGAAATTGGTTATGAGATCGTAAGCTAGTGGCAATTCGCGTCACACAAGTAATCCTGCAGGTCTTGCACCAAGGTAAGATCGCGCAGGAAAATGTTATTTGCAACGGCGAGTACCTGCACGATTACACGTCATTCGATGGCGCTGTTGACTCACAAAACTCCATCGAGACTGCAGGTTCTGGAGAGTCCGGTCTCGTATTGTCTGGACACTACGATCTGGCTGGTTTTACTGAAGTGGAATCAACGCCAGGTGCAGGCTATTACGACCTCAATGCATATGTTGAGGAGGAAGGCGTACCGTTTTCCGGTCATTACACACTCACAGTATTGTTACCGAACGATGGTTCGCTAACTGCAGCATACGACCTCAATGCATTTCTAGTATTAGATGATCAGAGGTACGGCAATTATGATCTAAATGCGTACGCCGCAAAAACGATCTCGGTCACCAGTGAATATGAACTGCAAATCTACCTGCTGGCGCAGGGACTGCTGCAGGGTGTGTACGATGTAAACGTCTTCGTCGACTTGCTCATGCATGCCGTCGTTTCTTACGACCTGAATATTTATGAGCAGAACGATAACGTCATAGGGCAGGGCAACTACGACCTGAATGCTTGGGAGGCTCGCGAGGCCGCACTTGGAGCGCACTACGCACTTATAACATTTGCCCAGGCGACTGGTTATTTAGATGCAGAGTCAGCAGTTGAGGTTCTTGAGGCGCTGAACCAAAGATTCGGTGTCCATTATGATCTGGCTGCACTTGAGACTCTGCAGCAGTTTTCGAATCACAGCTATAACATCGAGGTTCTGAAGCTTGCCGAGCTTGGCATAGGCGCTCACTGGCAGTTGTTGGTTTACCAGGCCTTGAACGGGTTTGCAGACGCGACATCTGTCATGAACGCGTTCGAAGCAGCCGATGGGTTCGCAGACGCACAGTATGGACTCGATATTTATTTGGCACGCACTGGGTTCGTTGATGGGTTGTATCAGCTGCAGTCGTTGCTGGCAGCAACTGGTTATGTTGACGGCACGTACTTGCTGGACACCACGCAGGAACTATTCACTTGGGTCATCAACCACAATACCGGCGCTCCGTCTCGTTACGAGAATTATGATTTTGATGCGTTTGCCAAACTAGGTGAAAACTATCTCGCGGCACGCCCAGACGGCATTTTTCTACTAGACGGCGATGATGATGATGGCGCGGCAATCGATGCCATTGCAACCATCGGGCGCACGGACTTCGATGAACCTGTACTGAAGAGAGTTATAGCAGCCTATCTAGGTCTTACGTCTGCAGGTCAGGCGCACATAACGCTGCGAACCGATCAAGGTATTGAGAACGGGCCATACAAACTCAGGCAGCAGCCAGCCGCGTCGACTACTGAGCGTGCGAAGTTCAAGCGTGGAATCAAGAGTCGTTACTGGGAGTTCGACATCGAAAATGTTGATGGTGAAGATTTGCAAATTAAAAGTGCGGAGTTTGAGACGCTGGTTCTTGGCGAGAAGAGGCGGCTGAAAAAGTAATGGGCGTCTTCGATAATGAGGGTCTATTTCGTGAGAAGGCCATAAATTTTGGATTCCACGGTGATGGAAATATAGCGCAAAGCCATGCACACCGTGTTCACAAGATCGTGGAGACAATGCAGGGAATATTGGATTTAGGTCATAACGAGGGCATGATTCATACAGAATTTCAACTGACCAATGACACCAGGGTATTTGTAAAAATTTATTCTGGAGCAACCAGCCCGATCTGGAGGGTTGATATTGTTTCCACTCCTGAAGCTCCTCCAGAGCTAGAGCCTCCACCGTATCGCCCAGAGATTAACGAGGATTGTCCGCTCCTTCCTCTTAGTAGGCCGGGGGTACGCATGTTTTCTCAGATGTTGGATTGTGATATTCAAGAAGAGTGTCCCAGCACCTTTGAGAAGAGGGAAGTTCCTATTGTTAAGACGCCATACATTGTGCCAACGCTTGAGCAGGGTCATTACTGTGCTGAAGGTACTACATCATTCCATGGAGAGATAAAGCTTAGTGTCCCATTTAGGTTTGGTGGGGCTGACGTCGAGACCGTTTATGTGCATTGGGGCTGGATTGGTTTTGTGGCTCCACAGGTTGGACTGGATTTTGATAGAAGTAGTCCTGCAAAAAATGCGCCATGCACCTTAAATCCACTGGGGTCTCCTGCTTTTACACCTGATATTGACCTTCTCACGCCTGGTAATAGCGGCGTGATCTCCATGGTTGGTAATGTTACCAATCCGTGTCAGAGTTTACGTCCTGGTGAATGCTGGCTAGTAGAAGGTAAGGTGATTATTGGAGAGAAGCTGGCGTCAGGTGGTGACGCCGACGACTTTACACAGTACCCAGAATCACTAGGTATAGGTCAGGGGGATGCGCGGAATTTTGCAATATTTAGTTTTATTGGTGATGGTGAACAGGGCTTAAACCAAGGTGAACGTGAGATCGTGTTGCTGTATTCAAGTGACGAATGTAATGCGGCAATAGGTCTTTTTTATGGTGGTGAAGATGGGGCACATCCCTGGGCTTTTTCTGATGGGTATGAGGCGAGCGCATCAAATCTTGACATCAATCCTCCGTGTAAGGGTCACTACCTGACATCTCTGTTATGCCAGGTTGCCGGTGGCGATGGGGCTGAGTTCATAGGTCCAAGATGCGGCATCCCCATTAATTCCGGTGGGCTTATCATTGGTGGTGAGCGCCAGGGTTACGCATGGATAGAGGGTCTAGGTACGTTTGAGGAACTGCTAGGAGAGATGGGCGCTAAAACGCACCTTAACTCCCGATCGTTTTGGTTTGAGCTTGATATGGCGGACGGCATTCCTAATGGACTGGGACTACATAATGGTCCAATCGTTCTTGGTGATGAAGAGCTGGCTATGTCCAATAATGCCGTGGATCTTGGGTTTCCATAAGGTGATAGAGTACACTTCAGGCACCTGGGGTGGTGCCAAGTAAGGTCATTTATGGTTTGGAGTTATAGCCATGTCAGAACATGAAATTGTAGATGTTAAGCCGATTATTGAAGATGCCTCGACGTCTGCAACCAAACTGCTTTCAGGGACTGTGGTAAACCTTGAGACAGTTCCTGTAGCATCTATATTCCCATGTCCTATCCCGATTTTCACTGGTTCGGCTTTCACTAGTTTCATTCCGCCTGTGGCTCCCGCAGATCCAGAGATTCCTGGGCTGGCGTCTATAACGGCCCCACAGTTTTCGGGGTCATCATTTTTTGTTCCAGCACCACCAGCTGCTCCAGGTGACGTCTCAGCGCCTAGTGTTAGAGATCTTACGCCACCAATTTTTACCGGCGAGGCATTCAGTGATCCGGTGTTTCAGGGCACCATCCCAGGGACGGTATCGTTCCCGGCATCACCAGACTCCCCCGCACTTGCCACAATAGCGCAGGACGCTGTCGATCCAGCACCGGTTCTGGGTGCAGTTACTCCCGTAATCATTCAGCCCACGCCACCAGCTGACTTCATTAAGGCCGCGCCCGAAATTGACACACTTCAGCCGGTTATATTGCCTCCAGAGCCGGATGATACGTTGCCCACTTCACCTAACCTGGAGCAGATCACGCTGCCAGCGTCACCAAGTATTATTAATCCGGTGTTTGATGCTGTGCTGGTTGGTGGTCCTAGTGATCCGACCGCAACCTTTACATATACACAGCAGGCATTTGCAGACACGTTGCTTACTGCCGTTAAATCTAAGCTAGATTTTTGGCTGGATGACAATTCCACTGGTTTATCAGACGCCATTTTTCAGAACATATGGGCGTCAGCCCGTGAGCGTGAAGACGGCATTGCTATGGCGGCACGCGAAGAGTCCTTCCAGGAGTTTGCTGCCAGAGGTTTTTCGTTACCACCTGGTGCGCTGATAGCAAGAAACCAGGAGATTTTGCAGAACAACCAGAACAAGTCCTCGTCCCTGTCGCGTGAGCAAGCTATCAAGCAGGCGGAAATGGAAGTAGAGAACGTCCGCTTTGCGATGACTGAAGCTTCAAAGCTAGAGGTCGCGCTAGTTGACAATCATTTACAAATACAGCGCCTTGACTTCGAGATTGCTCGCACGACAGTGGACTTGGCATTGCAGTTGTTTGCCTCCCAAGTGAATAGATACAACGCTGATGTCAGTGCGTACCGCACACGGGCAGAAGTATTCAAGACATTACTGGAAGGTGAGGTGTTGAAGCTCGATGTATTCCGTGCCGAGCTAGATGGTGAGCGCATTAAAGGTGAGATCAACACGCAGAAGATCGACAACTACCGCGCTCAAATAGAAGCCGTACTCGCCACGTTTGAATTATTCAAGTCAAGGCTTGAAGCGTCCCGGTTTACTATCGACAGCAACAAGCAACTCATTGATAAGTTCTCGGCAAGAATAGAGGGCTATGCCACAGAGGCGCGTGCTGCAGCAATTGCAACCGACATATACTCGTCCAGGATTGACGCCGAAAAATTGAAGATCGATACATTCGGTAGTGAGGTGGACGCGTACCAGGCACAGGTGCAGGGATATTCTGCATTGGTACAGGCTAAAGCCACATCGAAGGAACAGCAGATCTCGATCGAGAGGTTTAAGATCGAAGAGTTTGAAGCAAATGTCGTGGCAGTTAAGGCGCAGATTGATGCCCTGGTAGCTGAGTTGAATAGCGAAACCGCTATATACGATTCCCAGGTCCGTCTCTTTGCTTCGGAAGGAGAGACGGAGGCCCGTCGTTTTGAATCAGACGTAGGTAAGTTTAGGACAGACACCGAGGCATACAGTGCGCGTATCGGTAGAGATGTTGGTGCGGCAACCATCGAGGTCGATACGGCTCGCATCAACAACGAAAGGTTTGGTGAAGAGGTGCGGCGATTCACTGCACAAGTTGAAGGTGAGTCCAGACGGTTCTCTGGTGAAGTCGATAAGTTTGGTAGTGAGATACAGGCGTTCACTGCCGAAAGCCAGAGGGAGGTTGATACAGCAAGGGTGCTGGTCGATCAATCCAATGCTCGTGCCACCATTTATGATGCTAACATTCGCGGTTTTGTAGGCAGGACCAATGCAGAGGCCGCGAGATTTGGTGCTGAAGTCGACAGGTATGCTGCGGCAATAAATTTATTTGATGCCTGTAATCGGTTTGAGGTCGATAAGTCCAGGGTTAGTGTTGATCATCTGCTTGGTATATTAAGGGCGAGTAGTGACGCCCAGGTCGCCGGTACTCGTGTAGCTGGTCAACTTGGCGCGGCAGCAATGGCGCAACAGAATTGGTCTGACACCACCACAACGATGACGATGGCAGGCGGGACGGATAATACAAGCACACAAATCATGGAAGGCGGGACGGTTAACACCAACACGCAGGTCATGTTGGGCGGATTGCGTAACGAAATTAAAACCTGTAAGTGCTACGGTAGTGATTAGGAGTAAGTGATGGCAACAAGAGAGGATGAAGTACGGCGAAAAGCGCAGGCACGTCGCACAGCCAATGCTGCGCTGACTCCAGAGCGACCAGGCATTATTGCCAGGGTTGGTCGTGCGTTTGGTGAAAAGTCTGCAGAGAATAGAGCAGCATCTGACGTGCGTAAAGCAGATGCAGCGGATCGGACAGCTGCCGCCCGGTTACGAACCCAGGAGGCAGGTCATAGTTTTCGAGAAGGTGTTTCCAGGCTCACAGAAGGGTTCCGTGCCGGTAGTGAAGGTCGTCCGATCGATACTTCTGCATTCAATCCTGGTGAAGGCACAACCGATAAGACACCGCGACCACCGGGGTCAAGCGGAGAGGGACCGGCTGGCATACCGCTCGCTCCTGATAATCCGCAGTTTCAGGCTGTGCCACAAGACCAAATTACGGTAGCTGATAGCCAGCCAGAGTCAGATGCTTTCACGCCAGACATAAAGCCAGATATACCAGCACCGACGCTCGCCAATGCGGGAGGGGGGGTCATACCTACTGGTGGTGGAGACAAAGGTGCGCCCAGACCACCAGAAGCTGCCAACAGATTTGGTCAGTTTGAGGGTGGCGTGCCGAAAGGTTTTATCAATGTGATTCGTGGCACGACATCACGGTTCCTGCCGGTCGATGAGCAGGGTCGTGCCGGTGCCCCGACCCAGGAGTTTGCTGCCAGACCTGGGCAAACTATCGAAGAGTCTCAACGTACTTCACTACGTCGCGACCCCGCATTCAACCTTCAGACACAAGACGATCTGGCACAGAAGCGTATCAACGTCCAGACCATGCAGGCCGAAAGTGAGCGCATTTCTGCTCTTGGTAATAGCGTTCAGTACGGCCTTGATGATCAAGGCAATACGACGGCTATTGTCCCTGATGGCAGAGGTGGTTTTAGAAGCATTGATGGCTTCACACCTGTGCTGGATAATGTTGCCGATGACATTGGCAGGTTTGAATTTGAGGTGGTTCAGAACGGAATTAACCAGGATGTGAACGTGCTTGACTCTACGACCGGAGAAGTCACTAATCATAGTGCCGTGGAAAGAAAGATACTGGGTCGCAAGGTATTTGAGAATGCGAAAAAAACTGAGGGTGGAGATCTTAGTACTGATGAGCAGATCGAACTCCTTCGAGAGGTCGAGGCCGAGATAGGATCACTGCCTGAACTTGAAGCGGCCATACTTGGTGGGCAATGATAAATGGCTTTCGGTCCAACACGGGGATCTCTGCGACGACCACCTAGAAGGACATTAGATCCACTCAATCCTGAAGCAATTCTGGAGGATGCCGAGAAGCTACCCATCCTTGCCAGAAACGTCAACAATCTCAGGGAAGGGTTGGGTACTGGGAAGATTACCCCGGAAGCCGGTCGTCGCCTTGTCGCAGAGCAGGCCCAAGCATTATCAGAAGATGCTGCTGGCATTCGCGTTGAACCTGGGCAGGCACCTGTTGCCACGCCAGAGGCAGCTGCTGAACCTGTTGCTAAATTCGATAGCCGCACGCCAAAGGAGCGAGAACAACAGCAGAACGCGTTCCGTGCCGTGTTTAATGACGAAGAACCACCAGCACGTCAGCGTTTGGCATCTCTTCTAAAGCCCCCACCAAATGGCAGGACCGCACCGACTGTAGTGGGTCCGGCCCAGCGTGCAGTCGCGGAAGCTATTGATAAAACGGGTGCTGACCTGCCAAGGCCCGACGCGCTACCGAAATCAGAGTTCCCGTTGGTGCCTATAGGTGAGGTGACGGGCCAGCGATTCACACCAGAGCAGGCCCAGGCCAGGGCGAAGCTGAACCAAGATACTGCGCTTGCCGCCAGAGCCGCTCAGAGCGCCTCTAACGAATTTGCGCTCCGGTCGGTCCAACCTGACGCGGACCCGTCCATAGCAGCAGGGAACGCACTACGCGTAGCCTCTGGTGAGGGTGGAGGGTTATTTGCGACTGGCCCTGATCTGATTGCCCTAGCTGAAAGAGCGGAACAACAGACTGAAGTGCCGCAGGGTGAGGGATTCGAACCAATCAGGAACCTGTTCCGGGGTCTCGCCGCTGGTGGGTTGGGGCTGGGCGAAAGCACGGGCACGATCCTGCGTTACCTCGGTGGTGAAACAGGGCTTGAAAGCGTTGCCGCTCTTGGCGAGAACATCGAAGGATTCTTCCAGCCCAGAATGCGCAAGTTCGTGGAGCGTGCATCCCAGACATTCAGGTCCGACCAGAACATACTTGAAAACCCGGAACTGCTACTGGATCTGGACTTTCTGACATTCACGATAGGACAGATCGTGCCGTCACTACTGGCAACCATCACACCTGTTGGACTGACGCGTGCAGCAGTACGTAAGGTCATGCTAAACAAACTTGGTAAGACGGCTGGTGCTGTGGCTGGTGCTGTAGGTTCTGCCGCTGAAGGCGAGCGTGTTGCCATTGCCGCAAAGCAAGTAGCTGGTCTTACTCCGAAGGTGTTGGGGCAGGGTGCTGCTGCGAATGGCACCATCAGTAGGTTTGTCAAGATCGGCAACAGCGCGATCGACCTAGCCGATCCTGATGTGATGGCGAAGCTGGCTCGAATTGGTAAAGCGGCAACGGTTGCCGGTCTTGGCGCAGGTGGTCTGGCTGGTGGCGCGCTCGAAGGCTCGTCTACCTATCGAGAGACGTTAGACACACTTATCGAGCAGGGTGTGCCAGAAAATATAGCTAGAGAGACTGCTGAGAATGCGTTCCTGATGATGACGGCAGGCTCTGGTGTATTGAACTCGGTTGGCTTACGTGGACTTATAAAGCTATTCGATAAGCAGGTATCTGGAGTTAAGGCTCGCGCCCTTATCGGTTTGCAGGAAGCAGTGACTGAATACCTTGAGGGTCCGCTCGAAGCCGGGATTCAACTCGGCCAGGAGACGATCACTGTAGAGCAGGCAATACAGAAAATGAAGGATGAGACCAACGTCTTGCCAGCAGCATTCATTACAGGATTCCTCATGCCGGGTGCCGGTGGTGCATTCGGTCAGGCGCATGACAGAACCAAGCCACCAGCACAAGAGGCCGCGGATGCCACGCAAGAAGACGAGCCTGGTGAATTGCCACCTGTAGATCCTGGTGCAGGTGCAGCTGGGCAGGCAGTCAACGTCATACCGGAGGAAGCCAGTGGAACAGCACAAGCCGAAGCAGAAGAAGTCGATGAAACCACGGTCCAAGAACCAGACGAAGGTGAGGCCGCGACCGATACTGGAAAACCGAGTCCTGCGAAGGATGGAAAAGCCAAACCGACTGGGGAGGATACTGGACCTGCAGCCACACCTGCTCGACCAGATGATGAAGTCGTCACAGAAGACGATCTCGTAACGGAACCAGAACCCGGTCCCGAAGACGAAGGTGATGTCGAGCCGGAACCAACACCAGAAGAACTGGCGTTCGATGAAGAGACTGCCGAGCCGACTGCTGATGATCTTCTGAATGCTAGGGCCGCACTGTCTACAGATGAAGACGGCGAGTTTGAGATCACAAAGCAGACGGTTGCCCAACTGAAGGTTATGGCCGATGAGTTCGGCGTAAAGAAAACTGGTAACAAGGCGGCGATCGTCACGCGCATAACGGATGCTGCTGCCGAACTGGTATCAGGTCGAGACACACAGGAGGCTCCAAGTGCCCAAGCAATTCCAGAAACTGAAGACCAAGTTCAGACAGGACGGACTGTCACCGAAAGCGTCGGCGGGGAAAGCAGCCAGGATATTCAACAGCCGGTCGGACGTGCAGAGCGGAGCAAGAAAGCCGATCGGAAAGGGGACGAACAGCGGACAGCTAAAGCTAAACCAAAAGTCAAACCAAAAGCCGCAGCTAAGAAACCCGCTGCCAAGACCACCGAAAAGAAGCGGGAAGCAGAAGTAGAAGAGGCATTTGAGTCTTACCGTAATCAGAAGCAGTGGCGCATCGATCTAATGACGCCTGAAGAGCAGGATGCTCTCAAGGTCGCTATTAAAACTCAAAAGGAGCTACCAACAGAAAAGACACCGGGAGGTCTGGAGTTACCTAATGTTGAAGATCGAAAGGCAGCTGATGCTGCGCTGACTAAGGCGTTGTCTGTGGCTGTTGATCGCAAAACGCTACCAGCTAAGAAACCCGTTGCCAAAGCCACCAAAGATGAAGAAGCAGCAGCCCGTTTCGTAATTGAGGATCTTACAAGCACGGATCAGCAGATGGTTAAAGCTGTTACGCAACACACAAGAGCAGAGATTGATCGTGCCGCTGACATGCTTGGCGTAGATAAGAAAGGCACCAAACGTGCAGTCGGTTTACGAATCCAGAAAGCAAGTCGTGAAAACGAAAATTTGCGCGGCCCAAAAAATGCGACAATTGCTGAACAAGGTGAACCGTTAGATACCAGGGTTCAGACTGCGTTAGATACTGTCGCCAGCAAAGAGTTGAACGATGAGGTTGAGTTTTTAACTGAGACTCAGCGTGAAAGTGAAGGCGGCGAAACTGATTTGTATACGGCACTGCAAGATGCAGAGCAGAAGGCTGAAAACGATGGTGATAGAAAGCTACTAAAGGCGGCGCGTCAAGCCCAGATAGAGTTGGGTGTATACGCCCCGGTTACTGATGAGCAACTTGCTAACACGCAAACCACTGGCAAAAATAAGTTTGCGTTTCAATTGGGTGGAGTTAAGTACGATTTTGTCGGTCATCCGTCTGCAATAGAAGTTGTTGACGAGTTCTTCTCAGCCGAAGCAAGTCCGGCACCATCGACTCGCGAAGACGGACGTGTTCGTCTCACGCATTTCACGAAGCAAAGCGAGATTACGGAAATCGATCCGCAGTTCCACGGTACTGGGATACGTGGTGCTGAGGGTAAGCGCAAGCGATCGAACCCGGATACCTATCAGGACCGAATTTACTACGGCTTGAATGTTGGTGAGGAAGGTGGCTACAAGCCTGAACCTGGTCTGCGTGGGCAAGCTGCGCTGGAGTCTAGCGTTGACCCGGCGAAACTGTATGACATGAGAAACGATCCAGACGGTCTCAAGGATGGAATGGATAGAGGTGTCGAGTTCTTTAATCTTTATGAGACAGCAATCAAAGACGCCGGGTACGTTGGTTACTACGTCGACAATGTGGCGGCAGTCTTCAGGACGCGTCCCGTAGAGGCTGTCAACGAGAGCGTATCTGAGCGGATCGAAAGGATCTCCAAAGAGCCAGAAGAAGATGTGCCGATTGATGGCGACACGTTCTTCTCTGGTGATAGTGATGCTCAAAGTTTTAATATTGGGGAGAGTGAGAAGGCGATCGACATCATATCTAGGGATGAGGAAAGCGGGACTCGCATCTCATACATGGGTGCATTCAAGCGAGCGTTTGTAAACCTTCCGCTTGAAGAACTTGAGAACGCGTTGCAGATCAAAAGTGCTAGTGTCAAGGGGTCGTTCCAAAACCAGGGTATTGGTCAACAGCTGATCGAGAAGATGCATATGCTGGCGTTAGAGCGTGGCATGACGCTGGTCTCTGATTCCGTTGTTTCAACAGAACAGATTCGTGCCTACATGGGTCTTCGTCGCAAGGGGTGGGAGATCGTCTTTGCTGACGAACAGGACGTGCAGAAAGCACTGGATAAGCACCAGGAGACCGGCGTAACTGAGTACGTGGCAATGATAGATGTTCCGGTCGTCATAGGTATTCGGTCGCCGAAGCAGGTAGATGATGAACTGTCACTTGGTACGGCACAAGATGTGCTGTTCTCCGCACAAGGTAATCGCGTAAAGCTGAGTCAAATAGTAGATAGCCCTGACACGGTAGTTTCCGCTCAGAAGAAAGGCGAGGTCAGGGATACCAACGGTGGGCGTATAGATATTTTTATCATCCATCGAGAGCTTGGCAACAGGGATCGATACGACAACCTTATTCGGCATGAGGACGGTCGTGTACTAGAACAGTCCACCGGAGGAAAGTACAAGAGTTTTCACTCTGCAAGGGATTTTGGTAAGGGCGCAGCTAGGAAGTACGCAAAGAACACCCCAGTCGATGACGCGAAAAGCGCCAGGTTCTCGGCGGACGGTAAGAAACGTGGTGCCACGTCTGAACGCGTCCAGTTCACGAAGGAAGAGAAGAAGCAGATTGAAAGGGTGGTGGCTAAAGTTCCCGCCGGTCAGGAGCAAGCCACGAGAGATATGATTCGCTCCGACAGGCAGAAGTTTGCGCCGTCTGAGGGATGGGAGCGGATGGTTCCTACGGGCGTGACCCTCGGCACAAGGGGTAAGGCGAAAGGCACTGTCACCTCGATCAAATACAAAGGTATTGCTTACACCTTTGAAAAAGATCCAACAACCGGTAAGGCATACACCACGAAGAAGGTGAACCAGAAGCGTAAGGCTCGCCGCCAGAAACATCTGGCTAGAGAGATGGTTAAAAGGGTTCGTGAGGTCGAGAAGGCGGCGAAGCGTGGCGCTAAGTGGGCTAAAGAAATCATGGCCCAACGCGCATGGTACACCGCAGTTACTGCGCGACTTCGCACTGAGTTCGGTGGGGCGTCGGATCTCATTGCTGACTTACTCGGAGCTACAAGTCCTAAAACGCCAGTTGCGCAGAACTTTACGCAGACAATGGATGCCGCACGTCAGTTGTCTGAGGGTAAGTTCGATACCGAGATGCTGGCGTTTATCGAGCATCTCGATGCGGGTGGCAGACCTAGTAAATATAAAGGTCCAACCGTCACGAAGATCAACGGCAAGAAGTACGGCACCAATACGATTTCAACCATGCAGGCGATGGCGAGAGTCTGGAGGGTTGTACGACCTGGGATGGCACCAAAGGCTCGTAATTTTACTGGTAATTTAATTGGTATTTCCGACGCGGCGACCATCGATGTCTGGGCGGCACGATTCATGGAACGTCTTGCCGCGATAAAGCGTGTACCACCCAAGGCAGAAGGTGCGGTAGGGGGTAATGTTGGTGCTGATGGCGTCAGGATAGGTGGTGCGTTTGGGTTTGCTCAAGATGTGTTCGATATTGCTGCTGAAGAACTTGGTATGACGCCAAAGGATCTTCAGGCTGTTGCTTGGTTCATGGAGAAGAAGGAGTGGAACGACAATAAGTGGTCGACAGAAGAGGCAGCTGGAGGTTCGTTTGAACAACAGCTGGATCTTCGGGATCTCAGCCGACTCCTTTCTGGTATAAGCGTTCAAAAGAAACGCAAGCCAACCGATAAATTCCAAAACAAAATTGCGACACGGATAAGGCGATTCTTTCAGGCGGACAGTGACTCCGTATCGTTCCGGTCTGCATCAACCATGGGTCAGTACGAAGGTGATGTCGAGCGCGCCTTTGATGTCGAGGCTACCGTCACGCCAGACTTCGATGTGAATAAATTTGTAGCGGAGATGGCGCAGATTGGTAAGGAAAATAAACAAACAGATGTTTTTGTTAGCCGGGTTCTAAGTCCTACTGCAAACAACCTGAATGCCAGACCAGGAATCGAAGTCTACTTTAAGAATGAGAGTGACATCAAATCTGTTCAACCCATTCTGGACTCGCTTGTCGCTGATGGTGTCGACGGGTTTACGATGGTTGTCGATCCTCGTGCCAGCATCACAAGGACGCGTTCAGGAGAGACGTTTATCGGCGTGCGATACCAGTTCGTACCGGAGATTAAGGCTCGTTACGACACAGATTTTGTTGCTGACGTTCGTAAGCGTGGCATGGATGTTATACTTGGGGAAGAGACAACGCGCCTGACCAATGCAGCTGTTAAGCTAATGAGTCTTGGCGCAGTAGACTACCAAATATTCCAATACGACACGGTCGTCTTTGGTAAGGAAAATTACGATGAATACACAGGAAGTAATCGAGCAACAAATCAAACGGATGGAAGAGTCTGGTTTGGACAGTCGATCGATCGCGCCTTTGAAGCGGCAGTTAGCAGGCATCAAGAAGGGGAAGGAGCCGCAGCACCAGGAGGTGTTCGCGGGAGCGTACAGCAGACCGCAGCAGGAGCAGTAGATGGCGGATCTGACACCACCACGCAAACCACCCCCGCAAGGCAATCAACAGCAGGTCAAATTTCTGCAGCGGCAGATAACAACCTTGCAGGAGACGCATCCGAGGTCGCCGCGCCTGCTCGCCCTGCGTCAGCAGCTGACGGGGCAGTCGCACTGCTTACCGCTCCAACCGCAGACGACGCCGTCTTCTCAGCAGACGACAGGCTCTCCACGGTCACCGATCCGAAGGATCGAGGAAAGAAACCAAAGACGCCGCTAAATGCAGACCGCGTTCGGTTCCATCTGCTTGAGATAATTAACCGGCTATCGCCGCTGATCAACATCAGGATTGTGCAGTCACATAGTGACCTGCCTAATTCGATCCAGCTACGCATGAAGCGTGACAAAATACACACCGTGCGTGGTGTGTACATGCCTAGTCAAAATACTCTTTACATCGTAGCCGACAGCGCCGTCAGTCTTGCCGGTGCCGAGCGCACCATGTTGCATGAGATGTTTGGTCACTTCGCGATGAGTAGCATGCCTAAGTTCGCTAATATCAAAGCTCGTTTGCAGAAGATCATCGACAGTCAGGAAGATCAGGTTGTCAATCGGCTGGTGAAAAGTGTCAAGGCTAAAGGTCATGTCAGTGGTGACCAGTTCCTCGATGAGGTCATTGCCGAGATGTCGGAGACCATGACCAGTCGTAACGCAGTGATGAAAGAAGTCATTGCTACAGTAAAGGAGATGGTCCGCAGCCTTGGGTTCAGTGTGGAGTTGAGCAACACTGACATGATGGCTTTGATTCGTGCCAGTCGCAGACGTATCGAACGTCGCGCATTAGCAGCAGCGGGTCTTGGCATCGACCGCAACAGCGAGAAGTATGAAGACTTCCTGAAGTCCGATCAATTGAGGAACCTTCGCAATGCAGGTACTAACCTGGAGGTTGGTATTGCTTTGGAAGGACTTGCTAAAGAGTTTGATGCGGTCATGTTCTCAGCAAGCTCACCCATGACGCCAGAGCTTGATGCGGAATGGGAAAAGAAGATGAACACGCCATTCCGTGAGATGTCATGGCCCGATCGTATGCGCAAGTCGATGCAGATCTTCCATGACATGTCGTTTGCCGAGCTAACGCAGGGTCTCATTGACAGTGCTAATGCGACAAAGACAAATGAGATAGCGGCCTACGGCTCGATACTCGACGCCAGTGTCAGTGCATCAAAGGCTATGAGTACCATCAGGAACATGAACAACGTCATGGGTGCGGTAATGCGTCACGGCATACCTTCACTGAAGGAGGCGTTTGTAACGCTGGCTGATGGCACCAAGGTTAAAGGTCTCAACTTCACTAACCCGAAAGACGGTCAGGCGTTCCAGGAAATCTGGACTCCGTTGCAAAAGATCGGTGGCGACAGTCAGCTTCGTAACTGGGAGAAGTGGATGGTTGCTACTCGTGCTGGATCTTTGATCGCAAAGGATCTGCAGGCTGGGCGACTTGGCTCCAAGAGAAGAGAGAAACTAATCGAGCAGCAACTTGTGGATCAGACGCTGCAGTGGGCACGCGACCAGACCGCGGAAGACGGAACGACATACGAAGAGATCTTCAAGGAAGTGCAGGCCAACTGGGTCAAGGTAAATAAAGCCAACCTGGATCTCGCAGTGCAGACAGGCGTGATCGATGCGAAAGAAAGAGCAATCTGGGAGAGCTATGACTACGTTCCGTTTTGGCGTGAGATGTCTGGGCTGGAGTCCGGTCATCCCCCAGGTCATAACAGTAGAACCGACGTATCGAGCGCGGGTCTGTTCCGACTGACAGGTAAAGTGGATGAGGACGGCTCACCTACCAAGCTCGAAGGCAATGTCGTTGACTCCATGTTTATGAACACAGCGTACCTGCTGGAGAGAAGCTACAGGAATGAGGCGCATCGCAGAACTGTTGATGCTGCCCTGAAGACTGGTGCATATGTGCTGGAGCCACAACCAGCCAGACCGCAGCGCATTCCAAGCACCAAGGCAGCTGACCTTATAAAGATGATGTTCCATTCGGGAATGATTAACGCCGCGACCGAGGAAGATGCTGTTGCTGTTTTTGATACCTGGAGCAAAGCAGAGCAAGACAAATGGCTAACCTTTTTTAATCGTGTCGCGCCGCAAGGTCCGAACATCGTCACGCTGATGGTCAAAGGAAAGCCTGTCTACTATCGTGTTACTGACAGGTTGCTGCTCAAGTCTATCGTTGGCATGCAAGGCAAGAACATAGGTATGTGGATGTCTGCCATGCGTACCAGTAAGAAGTGGTTGACGATCGGCGTTACTACGGACCCGGCATTCATGCTCGCTAACTGGATGCGTGACACGGTCCAGACATTCATTGTCAGCAAGGCACCTCTACACTCGCTTGCCGATCCAATAAAGTCACTGCATGAGGCATACAACGACAGTCCTGCAATGCTTGCGCTTGCCTATGCTGGTCGTGGTGGTGGCGGTTTCTACGACACCAATCCAGAAAAGATTCGTGACCTACTCAAGGACATGGAAGTTCCTGGGCATGAGATCGACGGCTTTATGAACACCATCATTTCACCGCGGAAAATAGTTCAGTGGTGGAAGCGTGTCGGTACAGCATCGGAGTTCAGCAACAGGGTACGTGTCTACAACAGCTTGAAGCTTGTCTGGGACAGGCGTATCGCGGAGCTAGGTCAGCAAGGTATTAAAGGGCAGGCCGCAAAACAGCAGGCAGTAAGTGAGGGTCTTGCAAGTCCTGAAGAGGCGGCGTACCAGGCGCAGGATCTGCTTAACTTCACACGCAGTGGTGACTTTGTTGCGATACAAAACCTGATTCAGATCGTGCCGTTCCTTAATGCCAGGATACAGGGCATCAATAAGTTGTGGCGCGGTGCTAAAGAGAGTCCGATGAGTTTCGCCATGAAGGGCGGTGCGCTCGCCGCTGCATCTCTTTCACTCGCGATCGCCAATGATGATGACGACAGGTACAACGCGCTGCCTGAGTGGGACAGAGATACCTACTATCATTTCTGGATTCAGGGCGAACACTGGCGCTTACCGAAACCTTTCGAAAGCGGTGTGCTATTCAGCACCATTCCCGAAAGGATCTGGCGCGCAGGCAAGGGTATCGATGGCTGGGATGAGTTCAGTAGAAGTATGCTTCATGCCGCTCTCGATACCTTTGCTTTTAATCCGATACCGCAGCTTGCCAAGCCAGCAATTGAAAGCTACTTCAATACCAATATCTTCACGTCGACGCCAATCATTCCCGCTGGTATGGAGAACATGTTGCCACAGCGTCAATACGACTGGCGCACTGGAGAGTTTGCGCGTTGGGTTGGTGATGCAATGCCTGACTTCATGCCTGATGTCATGCAGTCGCCGAAGCGGATCGAACATCTGATGCGCGGGTACTTCGGTGCTTTGGGTGTGTACACAATGTCTGTTGCTAACGTCATGACGGATAGCATCTTGCATGGACCAGAACGTGCGCTTGGTGAACTAGGTGCAATGAAACTGCATGAACTACCTGTACTGAAGCGGTTCAAACAGGCCGATGTTCCGCACACCACCAAGTACAATCGCATCTTGTGGGAACAGGTCCGTGAGAGCGATGCTATAGCGCGGACACTGAAGACCTATATTGAAGAGGGTGAGGGGCAACGGGCACTTGGACTAGCTCATAATGAGGCGCAGATCCTTGCGTTGCGCCCCACGTTGCGACGTGTAGCAACAGAGGTAAGCAAGGTGAACAAACAGATCAACCAGGTCTCATTAGACCGCAGGCTGTCGCCAGAAAAACGGACGGCGCTTAGAGATAAATTACTGGAGAAACGGAACGCGCTGACGGCACAAGTGGAACCATTGCTGGAATACCTGTAAAACGAAAAACGCCTGGGGACACATAGCGCGGGAATTTTTGAGTTTATGAAACATGAAAACCGAATTTTGCGCGCCCCTAATTTTATGAAAACGGCGGAACAAAGAATGGAGTGGATTGCGGATAATTTGTGGGCACCTCTTGTGCCAGTTGCTTTATGGTTGTGGAGAATGCTTCACAATCATGACAAGGAACTTGAGGCACTAAAGGGTCATCAAAAACAGATCGATGAATCGATCAAAGAGGGATCAACTGGAAGGAAGCAAATTTACGATAAGATTGAATCAGTACGACAGGAATTAACAGGTCAGCACGCACTGCTTAGAAAGGATCAGCGCGAAGACTTCAAGGAAATTCGTGATCTGATTGCAAATAACGGGAAATGACATGCCAGCATTCGGCGGACAATCACGCATTCAACTCGATACGTGTTGCGACGAGATTATCGAGACATTAGAGGTTGTTGTCGTCGAATACGACATCAAGGTTCTCGAAGGTGTTCGGTCATGGGACAGGCAGGCACAGCTGCTTGAAGAGGGACGCACCAAAGTCGGTCCAGGTGGGTCTGATCACAATCCACCAAAGCTGCCTGACGGCACGGAAGATCCCGACTGGAAGTCGAATGCAGTCGATGTGGTTCCGTATCCGATCGACTGGAACGACGCACGCAGATTTATTTACATGGCTGGCATGATCATCGGTGTCGGCAGAACATTGGGATACGACCTTGCCTGGGGAGGTAATTGGAATGAGGATCAGATCATCCTGGATGATCAGAACTTCGATGACCTTCCGCACTTTTGGTACAAGGGGAGACTCTAATGAATAAACCGTCAAGCACCATCACTGCAGCAACGATCGCCGGACTCGCTATGTCAGCGTTCTGGGGCACACTCAATGAATTTACAGATCTAACGATTAGCGCCGGGTACATCGGTCTAACGGTGTCTCTGGCCTCTGGACTTGCAGGGTACTGGAAGAAAGAAAAGGTGCTGACGAAGTGAGGCTCTGGACTTGGTTGAAATCACTCAGCTGGGTAGCGATTGCTGGCGCGATAGCTGTCGCAGCAGGTATGATCTTGAACGCTCGTCGTGCTGGCGCACTGGAGGTCCAGGTTCAGCATGATGAAGACAAGATCAAGGAACTGCAAAAAGGAACCGCAGTCGACATTCAAAAAGCCAAGAAGCTGCAGAGTAATATCGCGGTGAAAAAGATAAAGGCGCGTGAAGTGCGTAAGAAATCTGAGGCTAGTTTGGAGAGAATCGGTGAAGACGAAACCATGGCTGATATTGCTGCTCGCTTTAATGGTAAGCGCGTGCGCAGCAGAACGGATACAGCTACCTGAGTTTGAAGAAGCTGCGCGATCGGACGAAGAAGTAACGGACCCTGTCGACTACCCAAGTCTCTGTTCGTTACCATGGACTGCTACAGAATGTTGGCAGGCGATCGATGTTTATGAAGACGTTGCCGAAGGCAATAAAGAGATCGCGCAACTGAATGCGGACATCGCACGGGATTCTGATGCGGCATACGACCACATTCTTTCTGCAGCGAAGAAGCAGCAGGAAGTCGGTCAGATCCGACAGGAGATGCTTGAGGATGAGCGTCGAGATCATTTTTGGGACAACGTATGGCACAAGGTGCTGATTGTTCTGTTAGGACTGGGGTACGCGTTATGAAGAAGTTTTTATTACTACTGTTTTTCTTGCCGCTGATTGCGTTAGCGGATAATGACGATGACTGCAAAGGCGACCCGCATCATTGTAATGCGCCGGGACCAGCCGGACCAGCCGGACCACCGGGACCGCAGGGTCCACCGGGTGAGGACGGGCAGGACGGGCAGGACGGGCAGGACGGGCAGGACGGGCAGGACGGTGTCGTGCCTACTGAGTGGATCACCAACACAAACAATACATTCAATATCCACAACAAGTGGATAAAAGCATATCGTGACGCCGTTGCCGCTGAAGCCGCGATGCAAATTCACTTACCTCAAGACCAAAACTCCAGGTTGACGCTTGGCATGAGTCGCTTGAACAGTACTTCTGGCTACGCTGTTGGGTACGCGTACATGATTGATAACGAACGCAATACCGCGCTTACATTTGCTGTAGGTGTTGCAGGCGATGAGACAGCAGCAAAGGCATCATTTGGATTCGAGTTTGGCGGCACCAGGCGCATGGAGATTCCTGCAGTCGTTGTTGTGCCAGAACCGGAACCAGTGAGTGGCGTCGTAATATCTGAAGCTGAGTATGATCAATTGCTGTTAGCGCAGGTTCAGCAGGAAGACTTTGACGAGCAGCAGCAAATGGTTGCCGACAAATTTGCGCAATACGATAATTTGATAGAAGAACGACTTCAGGAGCATAAAAAGGATGACGCTGAAATCGAGCGTTTGAAGAAGCAGGTTGCGGAGCAAGAGGCGGCGGATAAGGAACGGGCCGCAAAGCGTGCAACAATCCTTAATGCAATCGAGAAGAAGCGCACCGCACAAAAGGAGAACGACGATGGCGGAAAGTAATCCAATTGTTGGGAACGTGATCACGGCAGTCGCTGTTGCAGTAATTCTTGGTATCGGCGGTTGGCTCATGGGCGTATTCGAAAAAGGAACTGACGCCGCTGCAAAAGAAGTGATCCGCCAGGTTCTCGAAGAGGAACTGAAGACAGACGCTGGCATATCGTACGCGGCCAGGATCTCGGAGATCGACGGCCATCTTATTGGTATGGAGACTCGTGTCGGAATCTTGCAGACCGATGTTTCCGATCTCGAAGATCACGTACGCAACCTGGTGTCTGAATGATTCCCTTCCTTAAAGCGCGACTTGTTGGCTTGGAAAAGTTAACGAAGAACCGACTGGTTGAGTGGTCTGAACTCAGCAATTACAAAATAACAAACAAAATCAAAAGGTGGTTTGGCATGCAATATCTCAAAACTCGAACGAGTGATTATCACAAAGACTTGTGGGGTTACGTCATATTTCCGGCTCTGCTGGTTCTCTTTATTGCCCTGCTGTCGTCACCGGCATGGGCACAGGACATCCCACAGCCTGTCAGGGACACGTCCTACGACTGGCGTTGCGTTCATGAGGATGGCACCGTAATTTCGAATCATCAGCGCCTCGATACCGCCCAGTACAATTGCCAATTACAAGCCAAAGCAAACCCTGGCGTGACGTACTACTTCTTCTCTGGTCGCTACCGCGTGTTTGTGGATGGTGTTTCTACGCCACCACCTGTCGTGCCGCCAGAGCCTGAACCAGAGCCTGAACCCGAACCTGTTGTCGACTCAGTCACGCCACCAGACGAAGCGTCGATGCGAACTATCGCGGGTACGTTTAACGCCGACGTTGCTAGTGCGATCGTTGAGACAAGTCAGTCCGGCCTTGCACAGGGATCTGGACGCTGGCAGGTCCGATTTACTGCGAACCAGATCACAACGGGTGGGCAGGGACTTGTGAGTCGTGACGCGGAGGGTGTTCTTGAACCCGGTCATGCCGGTATTTGGTTATGGCGTGACGCCGTGCATGCCTGGATTCAGCATGACGTGAATACAGTTGATGGCAAAAATGAGTCGTTGTTGCGGTGCCCGTTCGGTCGCATTGCTGCCGGTCAGGAATACACAGCTACTCTCTCATTTGGGTCCAGAGGTCTGGCACTTTTCGTTGATGGTCAGCTGTGCGCTCACGACTATCGCTGGCGTAGTGGAACGTCTGGGAATAACAACCCGGTCGTCGTTGGGTCACAATGCAATATATGTGTTGACGATACTGCCGCTCCGTTGCGTAACCCACTGGATGGCACTGCTGAGTTCATGATCTTTAACAACCAGGCTCAGTTCGATCCTTGTAGTGTCGACCCGGAGGGCACGGTTAATGCTTTGCAGCTGATACTGCCAGCCGAATGTTTGACAGGTTCTGCGCAACTGTCATGGACGCATCCCACACAGTACGAGGATAATGCTCCGCTTCCGATTGCTGATCTCGATGCGACCAAGATCTACGCCATGCCAGAGAATTTCTTGGTAGAGACAGTTGTTTCGCCTGCGTCTAGTTACGTGCATCAGTTTCTTGCGCCGGGTGAGCATTGTTATGAAGCGACGGCTGTCGCCAAAGGTGTTGAGAGCGTGAGATCAAATCAGGCCTGTCAACAAGTTTCTCGCCCGTAGGCTATCGATCGCAGAAAGCGTGTCTTCCGAGGTTGCGCACCCATATAACGGGTTCGCCTTTTTCAGACTAGCGGTAATTCGGGAGCGGTAGAGTCGGAAGGTATGGCGGCAGGTGCTGTTTAGGGCACGGCCTGGAGCCACCTCCTACGGGTTGGGATGTATGTGTGGTCTCTTCTCTACTTCCACTTCTTTGTAGTTCTCAATGTTACGAACAGGGATTCCATCGTCCCAAAGTGTTTGCTGCAAACTGTAGAACTGTTTCATGACGTTTTTCAGGCTATCTAAATTCTTCTTCACTTCTGGATCAGAGATAGCATCGGCCTTCATAAGCTTGTCGATCCAAACAGTCATTTCAGCAAAATCGATTTTTATGATTTGATGTGAAACTGCAGTTATGAGTTGAAACGCTGCCTCGAAATGTTCTTTTGTGTACGACATTGTAAACACCCTATGTGGGGGGGGGTCTGACCTGCCCAGACCGTACCGCTTGTGTGTAGTGACCTACTTGCTCTACACGGCTTTCGGTCGACGGTAGCCCCACTTTGGTTATGCCGTCGTTCGCGGCCTACTACGCGACAGTCGAACACGAAGGTCCGCTTGTGCTGATAGCAGACCTTCAACCTTTTGCACTCGAACGGCA